CCGCGCATAAAATTCAAATGCTCAAAAAGGATTGGAAGGATTACATCCTGACCCTTTGCGATGTCTGGGTTTTGAGTCCGAACCTTTGGAAAGACGAGGATTACCCAAACATCCTGAGCTGGATTCCAATGGATCACATCTCAATGCCACCTGCGGTCAGGCGATGGGTAGAAAAGTCAAATGTCACCTCAATAGCCATGTCACCATTTGGGCTAGAGCAATTGACGGACATCGGTATCAAGGCTCACTACATCCCTCACTCAGTCGACACAGTCAACACATTCAAGCCAACTCCAAAGATTGGCAAGCAGGATGCTAGAGAATTTCTAGGACTAAAAGACGATGACTTCCTAGTGATTAGCAACAGCGCTAATAAAGCAAACAAGTCAATTCACAGAAAAGCCTTTGCCGAGATGCTTATGGGATTTGCATTATTCAGACAGAAAGTTCCAAACGCTTATCTCTATTTGCACACAGAGCCAACTGGTGTTTATGGTGGCTTTCATTTACCGCGCATTGCCCAAGCGTGTGGTATTCCAAATGATGCTGTTATTTTCCCTGACCCGGTGGATTACCGAATGGGACTAGATGACAAAGACCTAGCAGGGATTTACACTGCCGCCGATGTTGGGCTGCAGGTCTCGATGGGTGGCGGCTATGAGATTCCGATTATGGAGATGCAGGCAGTCGGGCGCAGGGTGATTGCCAGCGAGTGGACAGGGCCACGCGATCTGATTGCACCTGACGGCTTTAGAGTGACAGGTCAGCTCTCATGGGATGAGGCTCAGGTGGCATGGTGGAAAGTGCCGAGCATCAGCTCAATCGCACAGCAACTAGAGAATGCCTATGATGAGGTGAGGGCAAATGGCAAAGAATCAAAGGTTTCACGAGACTTCGCCAAGCAATTCGATACAGTCAAAGTCTGGAATCAGTATTGGCTACCATTCCTAAAAACCCTTGTCTAATATCCCTACCCCTAGCAATCTGGGGTGAGAGATATTCTGAGTTCCTGCCTCAGTGGTGGGATGGTGTCAGGTCGCTCGAAACCCAGCCTGATGAAATCATCATCGTCACCGATGACAAGAACTTCCCTGCGGTTGCCGCAAGCGTAGAGCGTTGGGAAAAGGTCAGGGTAATAAAAGAAAACCTGACTTCCTATGCACAGTTTTGGAACAGGGCAATCGAACTATGCTCTGGCAAATGGATAGCTATTTGCAATGTGGATGACCAATTCCGACCCAAAGGATTGAACTCAATACCTCAAGCTGAGGCCCAAGGCAAGAACCTTGTCTGCGATGCGATCAGAACCAAAGGCTCTGACTATGTGCAGCAAACAATCTGGAATCCAGATGCCCTCAATTATGAGTTTGAACTTGGCGGTGCTAACCCCATGACCAAAGCACTTTGGCAGGCCGCTGAAGGCTTCCCAGAAGGCATAAGATTTGCCGATTGGGGTCTGGCGCTAGGCATGAGAAAAACGGGCCTTGTAGAGCCTTATGTGACCTCTGAGATACGGATTGTCTATGACCGAGGCTACGACCGACTCACGCTCTCAGGTGCAACACTTGGGGCTGATGAGAGGGCTGAGGGCAGGGAACAAATAAGACAATTAGTTCGGCAATACAAGTGAGGGTCTTGCTTCTAGGCGCTGAGGGGATGCTAGGCCATGAGGTAGCTAAACACCTACAGGGCCTTAATTTGATAGCACCGACCAGAGAGCAATACAACGCATTTGATTCACTCGATCAGTTCTCTTTGACCTGCGCCGATGTCATTGTCAACTGCATCGGAGCGATACCTCAAAAGGGCTACGACCCAAAAGCAATGATGGAACTCAACGCTCGCTTCCCAAAGTTTCTTGATGAGAACACCGATGCCATGATTATCCAGATTGCAACTGACTGTGTTTTCTCTGGCAAGACTGGCAGCTACAACGAGGACAATTCGAGGGATGCCACAGAACCCTATGGGCAGAGCAAAATCTTTGGCGAGATGCTAGGTCACAGATGGTTGCACCTGCGCTGCTCGATTATTGGCGCTGAACAAAGAGGCAAGAAATCCCTGTTTGAGTGGGTAAGAAACCAGCCATACAACGCAACCCTTTACGGCTATGCCAACCACTACTGGAACGGCCTGACCACCAGAGCCTTTGCTCAGATAGTCAGAGGGATACTGGATCAAGAGTTCTTCATCACTGGCACTCAGCACCTAGTCCCGGCAGATCAAGTCTCAAAGTATGAGCTAATCAAAATGATTGCCTTGAGGACAGGGAGAAAAGATTTACAAATCATCCCCAAAATAGTCGAGCCAATAAATAGAACCCTTGACACCATCTACCCATCCCTGAACAAGGAACTATGGAAGATAGCTGGCTACCAGCCAATCCCAACAGTTGAGGACATGGTAAAACAAATGGAGCTAGATTGACTCAAGTAGAATAGAGGCGGAGGACTTATGGCGATTACTAATGGTTACGCTTCACTAAATCAAATCAAGGCAGCAGTTGGCATCTCAGACTCAGTTGACGATGCCCTACTGGAAATGGCTGTCGAATCAGCCTCTCGCCAAATTGACTCATACACAGAGCGCTATTTCTACAACGCTGGAACAGCAGTCAAAATCTTTGCACCACTTGACAACTATGTCTGTGAGACTGAGGACTTCATCACTCTGAGCAAGGTCGAAATCTCTGAAGATGGCGAAACCTTTGACACCGAATTAGCTGCAACCGACTGGCAGAATGAGCCACTAAATAGCAGAGCAGGCGGACTTGCAACTTCTTTCTACCAAATCCGCGCCATTGAGAACTATCTCTTTCCATACATGGGTGGCGAGGCCACAGTTCGATGCACCGGGGTCTGGGGTTGGTCAGCAGTTCCGATCGCCATCACTCAGGCAACTGTCATTCTCGGCTCAAGAATCTTCAAGCGACTTGACTCACCGCTAGGAATTATCTCTGGGGAGCTAGGTTCGATGCGTGTCGGTTTCAGACTTGACCCAGATGTTCAGCACCTCATCGAGCCATACCGCAAAATCAGGATGGCCTAGTGGCAAGCATTAGTGATCTGAGAGATGGCATTGTTGCCAATCTCCAAACCATTGCCGGGCTGAGAACATCAGCGACAATCCCCGACAATCCAAATCCACCAATTGCCATAGTGCAACTCAACCGCGTTCAGTATCACCAAGACTTCCAACGCGGCATGACTGAATACAATTTCGCAGTGCAAGTTATTGTGGGCAGGGTAGATGAAAGAAGCGCACAAGCAAACCTTGATGCATTCTGCTCAAGCACCGGAGCATCCTCTATTGGGCTTGCGGTAGAATCGAATCGGACACTGTCGGGTAAGGCCTTTGACACGATAGTGACCGAAATGACGAACTACGGCTCAGTGCTGATTTCAGATGTCACCTATCTGGCAGCCGAGTTCAATGTTCGCGTATTAGCTAGCTAACACATAGGAGAATAAATGGCAAAGCAAGTCTTGACCGATGTTGTTGTCAAACTCAACGGAACAGTCATCAGTCAAAATGTCAACAGCGTGGAGCTAACCCAAAACTCTGATGCAGTCGAGACCACTTCTTTCGACGCATCGGCGCAGGGTTTCCGGACTTACGCAGGTGGACTAAAGAGCGCATCATTGACTCTGAACCTCCACAACGACTACGCAAGCACCGCACTTGACGGAGTTATCAACGACCTGTTCAACACAATCGCAACTGTGAGCGTGTTCCCAGCAGGCACAACCACAGGTGGCTCAGCAGGAACAAGCAATCCGCTATATACCCTGACCGCGCTGGTAAACAACACACAACCAATCGCAGGCAGCGTAGGCGATCTGGCTGTGCAGAGCTTGACATGGCAGGTAACTGGCCCAGTCACTAGGGCAACAACCGGTTCATAAAAAACTAAATAAGAAAGGAAAAGCCAAATGCGTATGCAATTAGATGTTGAGTTCATTGACGGCTCTACAAAGGAAGTCAAAATCATCATGTCTGACATGGTGAAGTTTGAGTCTCAATACAACCTAAGCATCGCCAAGCTAGGGCAGGAAGTCAAAGTTACTCACCTGCTCTGGCTTGCTTGGTCAGCTCTCACGAGGGAAAAGCAGATTACAGCAGACTTCGACACATGGGTCGAGACTGTTTCTGCTATCGGTGCAGTTGACCCAAAAGCATCGAAGGGCTAGGAGATAGCTCAGCTCATTGGTATTTAGTTTCTCTGGCTTATGAGTTCAAGATAAGTCCTAGAGAACTGATGCAGCTCGATGAAAGAATGCTTTGGACAATGGGGCGCTATCTAATTTGGAGAGCAAACCAGATGTCACAGAAATAGAGACCGCTCCAATCGGGGCGGTTTTCTATTAGGTAGAATTGACTAGAGGAGTGCCATGCTAAAGACTGATGCTGTAGTAAGCGCCAATGACATCAAAAAACTGAAGCGTGAATTGGCAGAAATTGAGCCAGACCTCAGAAAACAATTCATCAAAGACATCAAGGCTGTCGGCAAAGAAGCCGAAAAGCCAATCAAAAGTGCAATCCGGCAAGTTAGACCACTTAGCGGAATGATTAACCACATGGGAATCACAGGTTGGGGACAGGGCAAACCTATTGACTCTACGACAGTCCGATCAAAGATGAGTTCAGGTGGCAGAAGCCTAACTACCTCACTGGTCAGCGTTAGGGTCAATTCTGCTGCAGTCTCAATCTTTGACATGGCTGGAAGGTCAATGCGCTATTTGGGACAGGGTAAAAGAAGAAGCGGAACTACCCCGGTAGTAAGGCGCACAGCATCAGGTGATCTAGTTGCCTATGCCAGACGGACACCAGTAGAGGCTGGAAGAATGTTTGTTATGAATCTAAACCGAGCATCAGGCGTAGTTAAGAGCGATGCCTCACGCATTGCTTGGCCCTCAGTAGAGAAAGACTTGCCCAACTTTGAGAAACGGATTGACGGAGTTATCCAAGATTATTACCGCATAGCGCAGAGGAAGTTTGACTAATGGCAGTAAATGTAGTCCTTAAATCAGTCTTTGATGACAAGGGCATAAAGAACGCAACCAGAGAGTTCAGCGACTTTGGCAAAGGGCTAGGCACAGCATTCGCCGCTGTCACAGCCGCCACCGCTGTTGCCGCTGGCGCACTGATCAAGTTTGGTTCTGACTCAATTGCCGCTGCCGAAAATGTCGCACAGGCCAATAACAGGCTCGGTCAGGTTGCTGAGTCAATGGGCATCTTTGGCTCACAGACCGAAGCTGTCACTCAAAGGCTGATTGACTTTGCGGAGGCCAATGAGCTAACAGTCGCGGTAGATGCTGAGGTCATCAAAGCAACACAGGCCAAACTTCTTACCTTCAAGAATCTTGCTCAAACTGCAAATGAGGTGGGTGGCGAGTTTGACAGGGCAACTCAGGCTGCACTTGACCTAGCTGCCGCTGGTTTTGGTTCTGCCGAGACTAACGCAGTCCAGTTGGGTAAGGCGCTTCAAGACCCAATCAAAGGCATCACCGCGCTGACCCGATCAGGTGTGACATTCACGCAGGAAGAACGCAACAAGATAAAGGTTCTGGTTGAGTCTGGGCAGGTCCTAGAAGCGCAGAACATGATTCTCTCTGCCATCGAGACACAGGTTGGTGGAACGGCTGCTGCAACTGCCAAGGCATCAGACCGCATGAGACTGGCGTTTGAGAATATATCGGAGGCTGTTGGTGCTGCACTTCTTCCTGTCTTCAATGAGTTCGCTGCCGAAGTCCAGAAGATTACCCCAGAACTGGCTGATGCACTTGCCCCGGCTGCTGCTGAAATCGGACAGATATTCCGCGATCAAGTATTGCCAGCGGTCAAAGACTTCACCAACTGGCTGGCTTCGCCGCAGGGAACGAAAACAGTCAAAGACCTAACTCAAGCAATCATTGACTCAATCAA